TTTTTGATAAATAGCCCATATTTACGCTTTAATGTATAAAAAAATTGTCTGCTTACACCAAGGTATTCTGCCGCTTGCGTAGCATTGTAAAATGTTTTTGCACACTTCGCATGTTTTTTTATTGACACTGTCACCCCACCTGCATTATGTTGTTTAGCAAGTCGCCGCTCTGACGTATTCAGAGAGTCCCGTGAGCAGACATGGGTGTGATTGTGAAAGGTCGCAGGCGCAACTATAACATAACTCGAAAGGGGATACAATGTCGAAGTTGAAAGCAGGAAAGCCAAAAGAGACTGCGCCTAAAAAACCAGCCGTGCTTATTTACGGTGAAGCTGGGGTCGGCAAAACATTTGGCGCGCTGGATTTCCCAAAGCCTTATTATATTGATTCAGAGCGCGGTGCTACGAACAAGGAATATACCGACAAGCTAGAGAAGGCTGGCGGTGCATATTTTGGTGTTGAGCAAGGTTCGCAAAACTTCGATGAAGTAATCGAGCAAGTGCGTGCGCTGCGTAGCGAGAAGCATGACTACAAAACGCTGGTGCTTGATAGCAAAACTAAAATTTTCAACACCGAGATAGCAAACGAGCAAGAGCGTATTAAGGCGTTACGTGAGCGTGTCTAAATAAAATTCGTGCAACAGCGCACACGTCATTTGCTTTCGCGTAGCGGGCGTGTAGCCGGGCGGTCTAAATTGTGGGTTTAGTCCCCAACCAACCAATATATCGTGCAGGTCCGTCAATGAACGCCAGATTGCATATTTGCGTCCTAATGATGTCCAGTGTTTTTCAAACTTTTCTTGGTTGACTGATTGCGGCGCTTTGTCTTTTGTCTCTAGTGCGAAACAATCTTCCTTGTTAAATAGCAGTATATCCGCAGCACCCGGATACATGCCCATGCGTTTTAGATTTTGTATGGCAATCATGCGTTGCTTTGATGCTTGCTCTTTTAATTCATCAAGCAAGCCGTGTTTAGCTAACAGCGCATATATTTTGTCACCAACGTATGGCATGCCCATCGTTTGTTCATTAGGTATAGATATAATCATAAGATTTGGACACGCAGCTTTTATATATTCAACGCCGCGAGTTTGCAGGGTGCGCTCGTCACTGGACATTGGATTTTTTCATTTGTTTAAATTTTACCCAAGCTTCTGATTTAGGCTGTGTCTGCCCAAGACCTTTGCACCAATAGTCATTGCGAAGTAAAACTTTGCACATTCGACGCCATGAAGGTGCCCATTGCTTTGCTTCTAACTCTGGCGGGGCTTCGTCTGGTATTTCTGCGTACCCGCGTCGCTTCCAACTAACTATAAATTTCTGGAAACGATAGGTGTAATGCTTGCGAGTTGGTGGCGGCATGGTTTGTAGCAATAAGTTGCAAAATGAGCGCCATGTATGGCCCTCTGGTTTGCTAATTTTATTGTAACCAGTCATGTTGCCTGAATCTTGTATGTAGACCGACGCGGAATTTGCCCCAGCAACCCTAGCAATGAGCTTTGACCATGTTTCAGGCTCAATAATGTGATAAAGCCACAGCCCGCGTTTCTGGTCATCACCAAATGGTTGGCATAAGCGTTGGTCACTCAATGGAACCCCTGCTTGCTGCATTCGGTCATAAATCTGGTTGTGCGGCAAGTGCGGAAACTTTGCGTGAAACGTCCAGATGTCCTCGGTTAGCCAATCATAAATAGGATAGATATTCCAACAATTATCACCCGTTTTTGTTGTCCAGCGCCAACCATTCAAGGTCAGGCCTATCTTCTCCCATGTTGCAATCGCGCAATAACGGTGCAGGCTTTCTTGTGCGCGAATGCCAATAAAACCACCTGTTTTTTTGCCCTCAGAATACCACTGAGCAAACATAACAATGAATTCCTCAAACTCCACCTTGCCATGTAAAAATGGATATTCAGTATTTGCCCACGCTGGCATATCGCGCACCCATATATCACGCTTTGATTCATCCCATGTTACCCACTGCGGTTCAAAGTTTGTTGTGGCGTTTCTAAGCAGCATGGGAACGCATATCCAATGCGGCTCTATATGCTCTTTATACATCTCAAACATCTCGTGCGCGTGACGAATTGTTTCAGCATAAAGCGCTTCAAAGTCGATAAACATCACCGCGACTTTACGATTGCGCTTGATTGCTTCCATCATGACAAGATGAAACATAACGGACGAATCCTTGCCGCCACTGAAGGCAATGTAAACCTTTTCCACCGCATCGAATGTATCTGAAATGCGCTTTTGTGCGGCTTGTAGTACGTTTTCTTTTTTATAAACTTTCATTAGTAAATCTCCGATTGCCTACCGTTAGCAAGGCCATCTTCCATCGTCACTTCTGGTTTGCCCTGTGACACAAGCCAGCGATTAAGATATTCTAATGCAATGCCGTTAGCTTTGTTTTGCTCTTCCTCAGTTAGCAACTGCCAGCCGCCCCTAAAATCAGATGGAACGCCACGCGAAAAACAAGCAGATGCTTGACCAAGCCAAGCAATGCGGTTCATTGCTTCGTTACCTAGATAATGCTCGCAGCTGTTGGGCCATTGCGTTATGATATTAGCTAGCGCAGCGCGAAACTCGGTTTCATCTGTTAAAAGCTGGCGATATTCCTCGTGCAATTCTGCTTTGGTTTTTCCCTTGACGGTGGTATTATAAAACCCCGCTTTGTAGCACTCCCATTTGTCATAAGTGTGAAACACGCGGTCGCTAGTGTTAACAACTTTTTTATCACGTAATTCGTCTGGTATAAATTCTTCGTCTTCGCTTACCTCAAAATCATCTTCAGTAACGTGGCCCTCTACTTCCCACGCCTGAGAAAACTCTCTGTCGCTAAATATCTCAGCTAATCCGCTAACCTGACATAGACGCAACACCTCGTCCGGCTCCATACCCAACTCTTTAGCGATGCGCTCATCACTCCAGTTACGACGCTTAAGCTCAATGACAATATCGGACATTGCCTCGACCTTATGCTTTCCGCGTGCGCGGTTGTGGCGAATCGTAGCGGCCATGCGGTCTGATTTCTCACGGCGGGTTGACTTGATTTCTACAAGCGGCAAATACCCATGCACCCGGCTTTGTATGTCTGCGCACTCTTTGCCAACGCGGTGTCGGTGAAACCCATCAATCACCTCGTAAGTTTCATTGTCTGGCATTGCTACAATAGGCTGCGTGTAGCCATCACTACTAATCGACAAGCGCAACAATTCCATTTCAGGCGGTGCAACGCTGTTGGGGTTGTAATCATTCGCGTGTACTAAAGGATTTTTTACCCACCTAACAAAATCTACAGGCTCAGAATTGAATGGGCTAATCTCATGCAGCATTGCCCGCGCTCGGTTAATAAAACATACTTTACTATCCAATGACATTGAATCAATCGGAGCTATTAGCTTGATAAACTCACTTATAGCAGCATCAATTTTTTCTTGTTCTAGTGATGCAAACATGTCGCTCATAACATTTTCCCCATTTCAATTACTACATCCGTTGCGCGCAAAGCGTTGTCAGCTTTTAGCATTGCCTGCATTGCTAACTCGCGGTGCATGCCGCTGGCTTTCAGTGCCATTTCTGTTTTCTCTTCAAGGTCAAACCAAGCGTCCAGCACTTCTTCCATGTAGCGCTTGAGAAACGGCTGCGTGATTTTTTCTTGCCGCAACAAGTCAACGGATAGTTTTTGTAATTTCTCGCGGCGCTCAAGCAAACCAGCTACAGCTATATATTCGGGATTGTACGTGCTATGCTCCATAAATTGAGCCTTTCTTTTCTGGTACAAATAAAACCTTATTATTATTTTTCCTACCGTCACGGTTGCCATTCAATTCACGCACGGTTGCTGCACAAATACGCAGTTCTGCTTTGCTGATTCTCTTAACGCCCATTTCCTCTAGAATTTCTGTAGCAGTTGCCCAGCGCCAGTAAATCTGGTTAGATTCCCAATCATATTTGCTGGTAAGCATTTCTGCGATAGGGTCGGCAGTGATGTGCTCCTATGTTTTTGCAATGTAGCTAAACCTTACTGCGATTGCAAGCGCTACTCACCGCGCATAATTTTGGTGACTTTCGCTACAATAACATCGTTTAAAGCATCTTGATGCTTCACATCGTTTTTTATAGTATCAAAACCAGTTATTTCGAACGGCTACCCATTTACCATGGCCCACTCGCCATCAGATGCGCAAGGTATGTTATACTTGCCACAAAAATCAAATAGCTTTGTCTTCCAGTCAAGCACCGCTCACCCCTGACGCTAACCTATCAAATTCAGCCTCCCTTAGCCAACGCTTTACACGCGCAAACATTAGCTCTTTTTTCCCTTCATGGTGAGCCCCGCATAGCTCGCTTTCTTCCCATGCTTTGTCTAGATTGCCACCGTTTTCCCTTGCGTACTTGTGCAGCTCATCTGTGGCAAATGCTGGCAGGTGTGCTTCACGCTCGTTCATTACTCCCCCCAAGTCACCGTGAACTTAACATCGCCCTCATGCTTTTGCGTACCATCGTTGCGGGCGAGCTTTGGTAAATGGTACTCCAAAAGAGAAGTAACACACCCAAACGCTTCCTTTGGGCCATCCTTTGCATAAATTTCGTCTAACCACCCGTTAAGCCTATCGGCATTGCCATCAACAAAGGCTGCAATCGCTTCTTTTGCCCGTACAGTAGCCTTGTTAGGCACCCCGGCTACCCTACCACCTGTCTTGGGACTTCCCTTCTTCTTGCCAGCCATTTTCTAACCTGTTCTACAGTAGATTTCTGTTATATTGCCATAACCTATCAAATTAGTCAACTATTGCTTTGCCCCGTTTAGATTCATCTAGATAATCCACACCATCAACAGTACCCAGATACATGTCGCCATGCTTGTTATATGCGGCTTGCCTATATGTGCTTTTAGCTATCTCGAACTCTTTAGGATTTATGTATTTGTGTGTCATCTCTCTATAATCATCCGGCAACATCTTAGTTGAACCCATTAGCCTTGAACGTCTTCACACATTCCTCGTCATTGGCCTTTTGGATGTTATAGCCGATAAGGCCACCCATCATCGACGCACCAGCAGAACCACCACACACATGCACCTGTCCTGTCTTACTGTTTTTTAATACAGTCGCAGGCGTTGTGCAAGCGGCAAGCGCTAGTAGCGCAATAATAATAAAATGTTTCATGTTACTTCTCCAATCGTTTTTGATAGAATTGGTGCAAGTTTAGTGTTA